CTCGCGTAATTTCTCGCATAGTAATTCTTCACTACCATCATTAAGTTTAATGGCCTCAACTAAATCCAATATCCTTTCGCTTAATTCACCATTATCTAAGCGCTCAGTTACGAAGTCATCGGCATCAACCATAGATAAATCACTAGTATTTTCCATTTCATCATCCCATTCTGGTGGGTAGTCTGTAATCATAAATCCTCCGTTGTTTTAACTACTCTACAACTTTTCTTTTGATTAACATATCCGACCAGTTACAAGGCATAAACTTTTTGGCTAACTCAGCATCCTTTTTTGAATCGCCTGTTGGTTTAATGTTGTGGCGCTGTAGTAGCTCAATTAAGCCTTGGCTGGTTTTCATATAAAATCTTCTGTTTCTGGACCTGCTTTCCAGTGTGTAACATTTTCATGGTCCCACACTGTAAATATTAATTTAAATCTATAAACACCATCCCAATCCCAAAACTCAGTTGCAAACTCCCTGTCATCTGAGCTTTTACTTATTACAGATTGGCCGTGAGAAGGTAATTTATCTAATACACTTATCCATTCACTCATAACTTTATCAACCCCTCATTAGTCTTATCAATCAATAGCTCATAATCATGCTCTAAACGCTGCAAGGCTACGTCATTATGTTCATGCACTGCAATCGTATCAACTCCGTCATTTAACGCCACCAGCAAGCCATCAACGATTAAGAGCAACTTAGATACCTTAGTGTTGCACTCGCGGTTATTATTCTCGAGCTGTGCTATTTTATTGCGTAGCTGGCGCGGTGGTGTGGGTGTTGGAATGTTAATCATAAATCCCCTTACTTAGTTGTTAAGCCCCGAAGGGCTATTTAATTAAACGCCTACGCAAAAATCAACACGATAAAAACCATCACCGATAGGATAAACATAAACAGCATAGCCATCCAAGTTATACTTAACTTTAAATCCTGGCTTGTGAGTAATTGACTTAATTGTTAAATCAACAAACTCAGGCGCATACATTTCAGATATAACAGCTTTTAACGCATGTAATTCTGACACTGCACCCATAATATAAGAATCTTGAATTTTCATTGTACCTTCCTTTCTCTCAGTTGTTTTGTTTCAGTAACTATAAATTAGTCTGTATAAACTAATTTGTAAAGCTTTTTTTAAATATTATTTTAGCCATTTCTGAAACATCATCATAAAAAGCTGGATTGTCAGTTTTAATAACCTGCAATGCTTTGGCTCTGCCTTCTTTTGTGCTGTGTGATGCTACTATATAGGCAAGGTTATATACCGAAACCCGTAGCCACGCTTGCACGTCTTCGTGTGCGTCATTAGCTGATAATTGGCCAGCTAATACTTGCTCAAGTTGTTTGTTTATTTCATCCATTGTTCTAACGCCTCTAATGCTGCTTTATAACCTAGTGCGACACAAACAAAAGCGCCTTGGTTTTCACACTGCTCTAGGTATGCGATTTGCTTTTGCTCCCATTTGCATAATGTGTGGTCTTGTCTTTTCATTTCACAAATGAATGTTTGTCCACCGGGTATAACAATGTCACTAGCTCCGGGTGTCATGCCCTCTGCTTTTTGTCGCTGCGTTTGTTGTATTGACCGCTTGCCCTCGTTTCGTGGGTGTATAGCTATTGCGCCAAGTTCTGGGTATTCGCGGCGCAGCACATTAAAAAATGTGATCTGCTCTGACGACTCTGGCGGGCATTTTTTGTTTCGGTATTCAGTGTCACCGTACACTTTAAGGAACGCTGGGAATTTCATCTTCACCTCTGTTGTAGTCAAATACTCGATAGAATTTACTCGATCTGTCCTTCTCGCTTGTTATCGTTTTTGGCATCACACCTTCAAAATCATCTATCCTATCCATAAATTGCTCTGGTGTTGAGATGTACTCGCCAAAAACGGCATTGCAAAACAATTCCCATGAGCGCATGTTTCGTGTGTTATTACTTGGGGCGTGCCAGACTGGAAAGTCTGCAAACTCGGTTGTATAGTCAACCCTAACAGACTCATTGCCAGCTTTACTTGTCCATAACTGGCAGCGCCAAGATAAAACCTTGTCTGTGCTTAATGTGTATGGGTCGGCTTTCATGCGCTTAAAATCAAGAATAAGCTTTTCATTTGGGTCGATCAATTCGTGTTTGCACTTTTCGCAATATCTTGCCGCTATATCGTTTTGATGGTTACACTCTAAACACTCTTTGAATGACCATCTGTAATCACATCGGATAGACTGACCAGCAATTATATCCTGACCATAGCATCTGCGTCCGTGGTGAGCTGGTACGGGCTTTTCATCAACAAGTATGTAATTACCTTCCAAGTCTATGAAGTATCCGTGAACGTCATGTTCAAATCGTTCTGGGTTGTCTCTACCCTTAAACACGTTCTTAGTGTTACAGTCTGGGCAATAAGCATCCATTTCAAAAGATTCTGAGGCTTTGAATCGCGCCTCAATTTTCGGGTTGAATATGTCACCGTCTGGACAATGGCGCTCGATGTTGCCAGCGTAATCTAAAACAAGGCAGTCATCTTTACCAGCACACAAGCGCAAGCCCCTACCAATTATTTGTTGCATCAAACCTACAGAGTCAGTTGCGCGTAATAACGCCACAACATCTACATGTTCGGCATCAAAGCCAGTTGTTAAAACTGATACATTAACTAGGTATTTAAACTGCTTAGCCTTAAACCCTTCGATTATTTGTTCGCGTTCAACCTTAGGAGTTTTACCAGTAACTAGCCTGCTGTTGTTTGGCGGTAGGCTGGCAAGTGCTTCTTGAGCGTGCTGTATAGTGGCGCAAAATATCATAACGCCTCTGCGGTATTGCGCTATCTCGACGACTTCGGCTATGATCAAACTTGTTTTTCTACCTTGCCCCTCGAAAGCCTTTTCATACTCTGCGGCCGTGTGGTGTATTATTCCTGTTGTGTCATAGCTCTGAGCATGCACCGGCTCTGCGTGTGGCTTAGTTAGAAAGCCCATTTCTATTAACTGGCTCGCGGTTATCTTATAAACCAGCGTATTAAAATAAGGATCTTTTGTTTGGTAGTCAGCAACAGGATCACCGTTATCATCGTATTGATAAATATAACCATCACCAAGGCGGTAAGGTGTTGCGGTTAAACCTATCACACGTATTTTTTTGTTCTTTGTGCGCATTTCATCGATGATTTGTTTAACCGTTGGCGTTATGCCGTGAGCTTCATCTATTACTATTGCGGCAAAGTTATTGCCAAACTTTTCTATTGAATTTAAGACGGTTCTAGGTGAGCCAAAGACCACATCATGAGTAAGCGACTTACTAACACTTGCGCAGTAAATCGAAGCAGGGTTACCAGTGGCTAGGTATTTTTTATGATTTTGTTGTATCAATTCTTTTGATGGGGCTAAACACAAAACCTTTTTACCACTATGGCTATGCACCCATTCTGCTATCGCGGCTATTATATGAGACTTGCCCGCACCTGTGGCGGCTTCAATAAGGCATGGCTCATAGCACTTTCTAATATATGTTATTGCAGCATCAAAGGCCGCTTTTTGATAAGGGCGCAGGGTCATTTTATCAACCAATAGCTTGTGGCTTTACCGCGATACGGTTCTAGGTCAGCACTGGGTAATAAGTCTTTAATGGCTTTGGCGTATGATATTGTGCCTTGCTTCTCAACTGGTGACACGAGCAAGCCGCTTATGTTGCACTTTTTACCGTCTGCTAAGTCTATTAAATCCTGTTTTGCTAAGTCAACCGCTTTTTGAGCAAGCTCTAAATGCGCCTTTGCTATTTTATAAGCCATGGCAAGCTTGTCAGATTTAACGCTTTGAACTAATGGCGCAAGGTGTTTTTCTGGTGTTTTGCACTCGATTAAAAATCGGTTATGAAATGCTTTTAACTTTGGTAGATTTTCCTCAATCCAATGTTCATTAAGTGTATAAGATTCTAACTTGTCACCGTAGGGCGACCACTGATAGAAGTAGCATACGTTGCGACCGCTGCAATACATTTCAATTTGTGTTTGCGCGTAATAGTGCGGCTGATCAATTGCTGATAAAAAATCAGGGTCGGTATCGTGACGTTTACCAAACGGACATTTAACCTCTAAAATTGCATTGTCAAGTATAAACCCATCTGGTGAAGCCCCTAGCCAGTCAAGTTTGGGGTGAACAATAAACCCCACCTCCTCTACATTAGTACCAATTTGCATTTCAAGGTCTGCAATCGCGTTTGGCTCATTTAGCACACCATATTCAGTGGCAATGTTGCCTGTAAATTCAGACTCAGCACCAAAGTGGCTACGCACCATTGTTCTCATTGCATCTTCTGGTGTTGCCCATGGGTTAACGCCTAGCACAGCCCCTACCATTGAGCCTGTAATTTTACTTTTGCGTGCTTCAAACCATTCTTGTGATCGTTGTTCCATTATTTTACCCTCAAATAAAAAGGGCGGCTTAACCGCCCTATGGTTAATTAAAAATCTAGGTCGTCTTCGCTATCTTCAACAACTGGCGCAGGCGTTGGATCTGCTTTAGCTTTTAATGGGCTAACGCTTGATATCCAATTGCCTGTTATTTCGTCGCTACCATCTTCGGGCTTGATCTTCCAAACCTGTAACAGCAAAGCCATAGGCTTATTAAGCAAGTGCTTTTGCAAGTCAGAGTCGGTAGGTTGCCCAGTCGTTTTAAGTAAGCCACCGCCAGCGTTTACCGCAATAGCGCCAAGCATCTTTTTGGCCTTTTCGCCTTTAGCTGGGTCATTAACCCGCACCTTTTGAAATATCTTGCGGTTCTTATACTCAGCAGGGGCTAACACAGTCCAGCGAAGACTAATATATTCATCCCCGTCGTATGAATCCCATTTAGCCTCGTCAATTGCCGCCTTGACTTGTGTTTTTGCTGGGATTGGTGTCATACC